GGACGCCAAATCCAAGCTCAGCCCAGCCGTACCAGCCTGCTCGTTGCAGTCTGTGCATGGCGGGATCTTCGAAGACTTGCAAGCCTTCCTTCATGGGCATGATGAACGAGTCTTTGGTTGACTGGTCGAGACCAACAACCAACTCAGTATCAGCCGTCTGGACTGCTCCAGCGAGACCAGTCGAAGAAGTAAAGAAGGTTTGGTACTGTTGACCTTCACCAAGTTCATCCAGGTCGTGGAGGTTAACACCAAAGATGTTAGTGACCGGACCTTCTCCAGCAGCATTGTAAATATTCGCTCTAACGGAGTCAGGAATCTGATCAAAACCCCAGTTACGAACATCTTCAAGCGCTTCAGGAGAAACGTAAAGGTCAGTAAGACGACCACGATTCGAAGAACCAGTGTTACCACCAGCGTTTCTTCGCATAACGGTCTGCATGAGAGACACGAGTCTCTTGCTAAACATACCGGCAGTAGCATCTCCATCGTAGACCAAGATGTTACGATCAGTACCAGCAGCCAAAACGGTCTGCCAACCGTCGTCGTTCATCTTCTTCACGAAGCCAGCTTCCATGACCTGCATGGCACGGCTAGCAATATCCCATCGGGCTTCACGTGCATAGCGAAGCAGATAGTCGATGGAAGAAGTGATGGCATACGTAGGAATCTGAACGTAGTCGGATTCGACTGCTCGCTCAGGAATTCTACCATGACCAGGGTTAGTGTAGGCAACGTGTTCGCCCTCTAAACCTGGAGAGATAAGATCGAGAGGGTATTCCGTTGAAGCACCAGGCTCAACGTTAATGGTCTCGAAGATATTGCCCAAAATATTACCGATCAGAACACCTTTGCGCAGTGGCGTTTCGAGTGCCTTGGCAAATTCGCGCTGAGCAGCCTGAGCGACATTGATATCATGATCGCCAGATTTTCTGAGCAGTGTAATAAACTCGTCACTAGGACGTTCTATAGCTGACATGTTGAAGTCTCCTTATTTATCTAGGCGATTAGGCGCCGAAGTTTGGAAGGTTAACACTGACTTTGGCGTAGCCGTCTGAATCCTTAACAGAAAGGAATCGCCCAATACACAAGGCTCCAGATTCTGCCGCATCGCCTACCGTTGTTGCAATATTACCAGCAGTAGTGTTGCAAGCATAAGCAAGACCTCCAGCAGTCGGGTTGCCAGTAAGATTGCTCGTGGTAACTTGACCCCGAGTCATGACAGTAACCTTGCCGCCCTTTTGAACTTCGTCTTTATACTGGTTCAGATGGGTTCGAGTAAGATCCTTATTAACAACGTCGTTAAGTAGGATGCCAACCGGGACATCGTCTGAATCAGCGACTGCGTATTTCACAAGGTTTGCGGCCTGATCCATAGCAGCCCCGGATGCGTTAGCTGCATCGAGAACAACAACGCCCCCACGAGTCGCAGTACCAGCATTATAAAAGTGGCTGATGTCTGTTGACTCTTCTATTCTATCTGCTTTAAGTGCCATTTTCGTATCTCCTATAAAAGAGTTTAGTTATTTGCTGAGAATGTGAGTGCCGATGTACTCAGACAGAGAAGCTCGCGTAGACTCTAGCTCATCTGCTTCGTCAACGCTGGCTTCTACCATAGTAGCTTCCGAAGTTTCTACATCTTCGAACACTTCGGCGGTTGCTTCCTGTTCGCTGGCTTCAGCGGCGAAAGGGTTTTCTTTCTTGTCTTTTCCTTCTTTATCCTTATCTTTGTCTTTATCCTTATCTTTGTCTTCTTTCTTTGCGGTGTTCTTTTTCATAAGAGCCACAACAGACTCGAAAGCTTCGTCGTCTAGACCGTCAAATGACGCTAGGGATTCGGCTGCTTCTTCTTCGCCCAACCCAGAATCTAAAAGGCTCGCCATTCTCTTCTGTTGCTTTTCTTTCTTCTTCCATTCTGCAACAGCCTCTGTAGCCTGAGTCAGTTCTTGGGTAGACTTGGCCAGGGCGTCTTCGAGTTCAGCAACCTTCGCCTGCGTAGACTTGATCGTTTCTTCCATTTCGGCAATACTTGCCTGTTTTTCTTCGATCTGAGACTCAAAAGCTTGAACCTGAGAAGCAAACTCTTTGTCTTTTGCTTCTTCGATCTTAGCTTTGATCTCTTTGTTCTCTTGCTCTGTCGAGGCCAGCGCCGTTTTTAGTTCGGCAATCTGACTCTCTAGCGTTGACGTATCTGACATTTTAATGTCTCCTATATAAAAGTTACTAGTAGTATCTTCTAAAACAAAAGCTTTACTCGAATTTTTATCTATGATGATACTTCTGGGGTTGGCTGGTTTTTCAACCAAACCCTTACCTGAAAAGGCTATGTTCTTTAAGGCTCTGCCAACCTTATAACCTTCGTAAACTCCATCTCCACCGTAGGCTCTAAGGTGTTTCGTGAGGAATGCAGAGTCTTCTGTCCTTGCTAGGACTTTTGCCTGACCTTCTTTATTGGTCAAGGCATAATCAAATCCAGCAAATAGGCATTCCATAGAAACAAACCATTTCCCGTCCTCTATTTCTGAAATGATTTTGCCCATCCTGTCGCTATTTTCGGGGTCCGTCCAACTGTTGTATAGGACCGCCTGTGTTATAATATCAAAGTCTTCTGGTTTTTCGTCGCCCTCTACCTTTTTGCCGTCTTTTGAAAGCACGTATGACCCAGTAATATGTCCAATGATATCATTTTCATTGTGCATAAAGTTGAACTGTTTGTCTTCTGGTGTACTCCTGGCTTCCCAGGTCGCCTCTGACATAAACACGTCATCATTCTTATTCCAACCTGTGGAAACTAAAACGGACTCTAGGTAGTAGAGATCCATCTGACCTTTGTTTTCCGCTAATATCTTTTCGGCAGCTTCTGTATTTTCCATAGCCTTTGCAAGCTTTTCGGAAAACTCCTGCCCTTTGAACATAATAGCCTCAGAGCAATATGCAACACTGGCGGTGCTCTTTACAAGCTCGCCAATGCCGTCCTCTATTTCAGATTTAAATATTTTGATTTCTTTCATAGTTTTTATACCTCTATGAATTTATACACAAAAAAGTGAAAAAGTTAGGAATTCTATATTCTATCCCCCATAACAAGCTCTATGAACACTCCTATGGATCTCTTTTTGTACTCGTCTATAGACATGTTGGTCGTTGTTATCTTTAGCTCCTTTAGGGTTTTTGCCATAGCCACGGGAGTCTTCTTATTGGACGCTAATGTGGATTTTACAGAGCTTGCGTTTACTTCTGACATTAACTCCGTATTGGTAAGAACGTCTAGTTTTATCCTCTCTAGGTCTGAAACCTCAGCCTTCGTGAGCTTCCTCATGTTGGCCTTGCCTTTCATTCCAAGAAAAGCAGCAGTGGTGATCTCTGAGATTTTATCGAAGGAGTCCTGTGTCCATACTATCAAATCTGCCACTCCAGGTTTTGACCTTGGGGTTTCTGTGCGTTTCTTCCTAGGGCCGTCATCTTTCTTTAGCGGTGGCCTGCCGTTTTTTAGGGGGGCTTTAGGCTTGTTTGGGGCACCCGGTCCAGCAGCAGGAGGGTCTGGTTTAGACATCTTTAATATGTCAGACTCTGGAATGCTAGTCTCTAAGCCAACGTCTTCAGGGGTCATCTTGTTGGTTTGTAGGGCGATCTTTTCCAGATCGTTATCGTGCTGTGGATTATGATAAGGGCTGGCCTTTTCGGGCAGGCTTTCCTTATCCCTGTCTTTGGCCTCTCTTTTTAGTCTGATTTTTTCGATTGATGGTATCTCTTTGAACCTTTCAAGTATGGTCTCGTGACTGATTATATCCCTATCAGCCAACTGTATAAGCAGGTTCTTCTCAGTCGCCTCATCAGACAGGCTCATCTGGTCAAAGGCTACGTGTGCGGCCTTCTTAAAGCCCATCGACTTCCTAACGATCTCGATTTCTTTCTCCCAGAAGCGCGTGAGAAGTTCTCTTCCGTATTGAAGTCTCTCTACGAGGGTTTTTAAAGATATGAAGTTATTCGTGAATCCCCCACTACCAGGAGCACCCGTAAGCGTTGGAGGAACACCAAGCCCAGCATAAATGGCGTTTAGTACAGAGTCGTATTTTTCTGACCCTAAGAACTTGTACACTTGACTGTTTGACTCAGTATATGAGAGTTCTGGTCCCCAGACTAGTTCTCTAGTTCCGCCACCCGGATTGCTGACAAGGACATCTCTCACCTTGTTTATGCCCTCTTTTGTTGGTAGAATTCTATGTTCAAGGTTTCCTAGGGTCCACAGTCTTGTATTGGAGATAGCGCCGTCTAGAGCTGCTAGGTCAGCCATTCTCATCTTTTCCAGCATAATGATATCGTCTAGGATGGCATAAATCATAGGATTGGCCCATTCGAGCCAGTCGTCCTTTTTGTAATAAAAAACGTTCAGTCTATCTGGATCAAGTGGTATCTTATTTTCACCCTTGTTGATTTTATTCTTAATATCAGCAGGGAGCGTATCTAGATACTGGGACGGGATCGTGCCATCGCGGTAGTTGTCTACAAAGGAGCTTGATTTTATCTGGAATTCTTTTCTTCCAAACATCAGGTTCATTTTCCCGTTTACTGAGTCTACCGATACCGGATTCAGAAAATTGTAACGCCAGGGAATTGTTCTTTCGTCAAACTTAGGAACCTGGACTTTTATGTCAGCGCCCAAGGATTTAATGTATTTCTTCACTGCTGGTGTGATTTTTGCGCTACTGCGGTAGCATAATACATTGCCAGCTCTATACAGTATGTTAAGAAACCTTTCAGATCTTTCTTTTCCCTCTATCCTCTTGAACCACTGTTTATAAAAACTTTCAACGCTTTTGTTCTCGTGTACAATGTTTATGCCCTGGCTACCGAAATCTCCCATCAAATCTATGACGTTTCTGATGATGCCAACCTTGTCATAGGCTTCCATACTCATTTTAATTATTCTTTTTTGTCGTCGGGGAACCTGTTCTCCCGGCCTAAACGCATCGTAATCCTGTCGAGTGAACCCTGAACGTACACTTCTGTTCGACTCTATGTCCCTGAAATCCCTAGAGTGGGAGCCTTGGGATCTGGAAGCACTACCGTAGGCGATACCGGCCTCTGAGTACTGCTCCATAGCAAGAGATTTGGAGTTTTTGTCAAGTTCGTCCCAGGTCACTGAAAACTGGTCACTCATGGTAATCCCTCTAATCAGAATGTATTTAGAATGTAATGCGTACTATAAAGTATACACAAATTTAGTAGACATTGCCCATTCCTTCAGTGAACCAGCCAGGGCCATTAGAATACATTTCTCCCTGCTTGCCGTCTCCTTCTCTCAGGGTGGCGAACCCTCCGTAAAATTGGTGGTCCTCTTGCGTAGGGGTTCTGTTTATCGTCCTAGCTGCCATGTTCGCCATGATCAATGCAGAATACCTATCCTTTCTCATCTTGTTCTTCTTGCCTGCGGCTACAATAACCTCTGGGGTGTCCCACTTGTCTCTGCCCGCTGGAGTCTGTGTCATTTGGATCATTGCCAGCTCGTCTTTCAGCTCCTCAATTTCAAGAACACACTCTTCTAGGGTATCAAACATTCGCCCCTTTAGTCCATCTTCGGCATTTGAGACACTCAAACTAATAGAGTCAAACATCGGGAATAGAGTATTTTTATCCTCGAAGTCTTTTCTCAGTCCGTGATTAGCTTCTGCTAGCCACTCGTGTTTTGCAAATTGGCACATCTCAAGGATATGTAGCCCTCTTTCGTTATCTGTATCCTGTGGTTTATCGTAGTCTATAACTGGCCAAATAGCATGTTCCCCGTCTTGGATCTTATCCGTGTCATGTAGGGACTCCATAACCGCAATACCGCCGCCTTGTGCATCCATAGCAATGTGTATGCAGGGAAACAACCTCATCAGATCCCTGATTTTCCTTGCACAGTATGAATAAAAATCTCTTTCTTTAGAATACCCCTTCTTCACCTTTTCTTTGTGTTCGTCTCTTGTAGTAGTCCAGCAGTATACAATCTTTTGATGGTCTTCATCTACTTCCATTACAACTATACTAAAGTTATCAACTTCTGACGCGGGGTCAACACCAAACACGTATCTCTTGTTCTTGTCTCCCATTAGCTTCGCTTGGTAAATGATTAGGTCGTCTTTTGAGTCTCTAATGGCGTTATCTTCATTGCAGACGCAGGTCTCTATCAGGGCGCGCTTGAAGAAGCCCTGAGAATCGCGTGTAAAGCACGCTCCAAACTCCATCTGATATATTCCAGCATGGACGGTTGCCTTCGATCTGGCGACCTGTGAGGCGTCCATGAAGCCCTCTGGGAGAAGCTCGTATGGTATGCGGATTACTGAGTACTCACGCCAATTGAAATCTGGAGGTGCTTCTTCGCCTCCAAATATTTCCCTAAGCTTACTCCTCTCTCCATTGCTGTTAATTATAGCCTTCCACTTCTTCCAATATGTAGCAAAATGGTTAAAGTCATAGTATGCAGTACCGGATAGTATGATCTGGTTATGTTTGTTTTCTACGCTGTTGCTTTCGTCGGCCTCTATGTCTACTCCGTGTTCTTGAGCCATCTTTTTTGAAGCTACCTTTTTTACATTTTCAATAGGGTCCGCTTGGACCGCAGCGAATCCGGCAACAACCGTTTCGAAAATGTCCCTTGGTATAGATGCGAATTCGTCGCTGATGATATCATTAGCTCGCTGACCTCTGATTTTCTGACCGTCGCCTAGAGGTAGGCAAGTGATACGGCTTTCGTTGATCCTCATTACGCATCTATCGACATCTCTTCTGGGTCCACTGTCTGAATCGCATACATCCCTTAATATTGGAGAGTTGTTCCAAATGGTCTCCATGTACTCAAACAGAACTTTGGATTGCCGGAAAGCCGCGCCTACCACAACCACCTTCCTGCCTGGTATCAACAAGGCTCTCATCATAGCGTAAAGAGAAAGCATAAAGGATTTACCAAAACCTCGACTAGCAATCAGCATTGGGAATTTTCTATTCCACAATTCTTCAAGAATCAAAGCTTGCGATGGTAAAATCGTTATATTAAATATCTGTTTACAAAGGAACGAGAAGTATTCCGGTCTCGTCATAAGCCACGTTAGCTTTAGGTGAAAGTCTTCATCAGCAGAATCGAAAATAGACGTAGGATTAAATAATTCCTCGTCTTTTACTGAAATCCCAAGCCAAGCTTCATCTATGTCTTTTAATACTTGCGACACTATACCACCTTATCCATAAACCCATAATAGACGGCTTCTTCTGCCGTTATCCACCAGTCCGTTTTCTTGTTGATCTGTTCTTCTATATACCTAGCGGTGTCTTCCGTGGAGTAATTTTTAGAACTAAAGAACTCTCCGTTTACACATCTGTAAGCGTAAATATCCAGCATGACTTTGTTCTGCGTTTCGTAATGTTTAAGTCCGCTAACTACTTTTCTCATATCTCCAGAGTCGCCGTACTCGCCGTAATGAACCATAAAGTCCGCATGTTTGCTAATGTATCTAGTCTTAGATGCTTGTGGGATAATAGAACTCATAGATCTGGCGTGGGCGTATGATATGGTATTAACCTTTGACTTCGACTTTCTTATACAGTCGTATATCGCCATACCGTAATTCCAGTCTCCTCCGCAGTTCATCATCTTAACCGTAATGACCCTATCGTTAATTCCATTGAGGAAGTCTATATTTCTAAGAAACTTCGAGGCCATTTTATGATCGACCCCGTTTTCCTCTCCCTCTATCTCTATCTCTGAGTTTACGTATATTACTCTATTCTCTATGTCTAGGCCGTAACTGTGTATCTCGTCTATTGGATAGTTTTTATTCACGACTTTCTCCCAACTGTGTACATCTCATTTATTCTTTTGAGAATACTGGTGGTGGTAAGTTTAGCATTCTTTCTACTTCCGCAAAACAAAACGTGGATATTGTCATAAAGTCCGAACTCCATTAGCATCTTCATCATGTACTTGTTAGTTATCTTTATAGAACCCCACTTCTCTTCCGGTATCCCCGACTCCTCTGGGAAGATCATCAAGTCCTCCATAGAAAACTCAAGGACTATATACTTATGGGGGAAAGTTTTCATTCTCTCTATCTCGGCCATAAATCTGTATTTATCTTGACCCAGATTAGTTGCTAGCTCAGCAGTGCTGGCTTTTCTTTCTATACATATTTTATCTTCTAGTCCTACCAGGCTGTAGTCGCCAGTATCAAGCTTTTTGGTGACCATCCCGTCACATGAATGGTATCTTGTTTTGTATTTAACAAAAGTGTAGCCGTCTTGCTCTCTTGTGTCTTTTATTACGGTAAAGGGTGGAGCCTTTTTGAATGTCATTTTTTCTCCCTCACTATTCCGATGAACAGGGATTCGTAGTGTTCTTCGGCTTTACTTATGCTGTCGTGGCAGTTTCTACATAATGTAATCCCATTATCTACGTCGTATCTCAGGGCTGAGGCTGTAGACCATTTTCTAATGTGGTGTGCTTGTATTCTGCTCTTTGACTTACATCCCGGCATCTGACATCTGAATTTGTCTCTTTTGTAGACGGACTTTCTCCAGTCTTTATATACAGGGTCGTCGAAGTTTCTTTTTCTCATGGTATGTAAACCTTAATGACTCGTATATCGTGTGCTATATCCCTAAACAGAAGTTTGGTCTCCAGTGAGTCGTCTTGTTTTATCATTAGTTCATAAAGGCCGTATACTGAATCGTGACATGCTCCGTCTGGGTCATCCGCCTCTACGAATATTATGGGGCTTAAATAGTTATATCTTCCTAGCTTGAACTTCTTTAACCTCTGGTGGGTCAAGGCCATGCATAGTTTTACTTTATATAGTTTCATTTTACATCGTCTGTATCGCTTTCTACCATCATTTTAACGAGATCTTGAAAGGAGTGCTTAGGCTCCCAACCCAGGGCTTCTTTAGCCTTTTGGTTGTCCCCCCTTAAGTAGTCTACTTCTGCCGGTCTGTAAAATTCAGGGTCTTGTACTACATAATCAGACCAGTCATCGATACCCACGTGTTTAAATGCTACGTCTAGGAACTCACGAATCGTATGAGTCTTACCCGTGCAGATGACATAATCGTCAGGACTATCCTTTTGGAGCATCATCCACATGGCTTCCACATAATCTCCTGCATACCCCCAATCTCGGAATGCTTCTAAGTTACCTAGACGTAGCTTTGGAAACTTTTCAGTAACAGATCCATCTCCACCTAAAGCGTTTGGCGAAAATTTAAGTATAAAATCTGAATCTGAAGAACTATCATGCTGTTGGCTATCTATGTGGTTTTTCCACTTTACAAACTCACCAATCCATTTTGTAATCTTACGGGTAACAAACGTCTCACCTCTGCGTGGACCCTCATGATTAAATAAAATACCGGCACTTGCGTGTAGTCCATATCCCTCACGAAATAATCGGGTCATGTAGTGCGCGGCACATTTAGCTATCGCATAGGGGCTTTGTGGTAGGAATTTTGTATCTTCGTTCTGATACTTCTCCGTCTGTGGTTTTGGGGGATTAGACAGTAAGCTAATCCTAGTATCTTTCTCGTCGTAATTTTTCCCAAACATTTCACTACTGCTTGCCTGGTAGAATCTCACGTTAATCATTCTAAGATCTACTAGAGACTGTAGTATATTCATGCACCCTTTGGCGGTTGCGTCCCAGGTTAGGCCGGGCTGCTTAAAGGATACGGCGACATGCGATTG